GGCTTCATCAGTACGCTTCTTCTCTTCTTCTTCTGCACGCTTTCTGCGATACACCTCATCCGCATGACACACGTCACATTCTCATGGCTTGACGTCCATCGCCGCCTCGTGTCACACTTGTGTCATCGGGAAGCCGGTGAGGGAGCCCGGCGAGAGAGGAATGAGATCATGGGCAAGCGTATTGAGGCTGCTGTGCGTTGGCAGCGTCAGGCGAATCAGGCGCTTGATGCTGCGCCACTGTTCTCCAAGGAGGTCATTAAGGCGGTGCTTTCTATCGTGCCGGTGACGCATAATCTGCTGCGTTATAGTGAGCCGTATTTCGACATTCTTGAGTCGAATAAGAAGAGCGCTCCGGTTATTCTCCGATTTCATTTCGACTTCGGTCGTGCCGTCTGTGATTTCGTGGCGGATGAGCACTGGCGCATTTATCGCGATCTTTGCAGCATCGGCGTTTTCGCGCCGTTCGGGTTCAAGGGTTCGGAACTGTCCATGATTCGTATGCGCGCTTCTCGTCGTGCTGCGCTGCGCGCCGCTGCTGAGGTTGCTGGCTGTGAACCGCATTGGTACGGTGCATTTATCCGTTCCACGGCGTATGTTGTCAAGGATAATGGTGATTATGTTCAGTGCCATTATGGCATTCGGCCCGGCGACTATGATGCGGTCCTGGGCCTCGGCGATGTTTTGAAGCGCCTTGGATCTTTCGCCGATGGCGCGACTCCGACTGTTGTTGTTGATGCGGATGGTGCGACGGGGCTTTACATGCGGTCGGGCACTCGCTACACGTCGGTGCACACGGGTCCTTTCTGGACTCCGAAGTGCTACATGGATGTTGGCGACGATGACGTGAATCTGCGCGGGACTGCTGCGCGTTGGTTGCGTGCGCAGGGTGATGATTTCGATCCCGGTCTGATTGACGTCGAGCGGCTGTGAGTGGGCAGCGGAAGTGCCCCGGGCTTTGTTGCCCGGGGCGTTTCTGTGTTTCAGTATATGAATTGTGCTCTGATTTCCGTGTTGTGCCCGAACACTGTTTCCATGCTCCCGTCGGTCTTGAGTAGCACGCCGGTATTCTGCATATTCTGTCTTGGTTTTCGGAATCCGTTGGGGATTTTGAGTCCTGTGGTGACTTTTTCTTTCTGTTTGAAGAATAGGTTTATGATGGTGAGGCTGTTGTTGATCTCCCAGATCTTGGCGTCGGGCGATATCCATTCTATTTGGGTGGTATTGTTGAAGAACGACGCCTGTTTGAATGGCATTGCTGTGCTGTCGCCCTTGGGTCCTACGGGTCCTTGTGGCCCGACGTCGCCCTTGGGCCCCGGGTCTCCCTTCGGGCCCTGCGGCCCGGTCGCGCCCGCCGGTCCTGCGGGTCCCTGCGGTCCTGCGGGTCCTGGGTCGCCCCGCCCTGGCGGCCCGGTCTTGCCGGGTTCGCCTTTGGGTCCTGGGCGGCCCGGGAGGCCGTCTGAGCCGCGTGGGCCGCGCGGGCCCTCGGGTCCCTGCGCTCCGTCCTTCCCGTCGCGTCCTGGGAGGCCCTGCGGGCCTGTGAGGCCGGGCGGTCCTGCGGGGCCGAGTGGTCCTGGCGGTCCTGCGGGGCCCTGCGGGCCGCGGAGGTATTGGTCTGCGATGGTGGGCGTGGCGGGGAGTGGGACGAGTTCGGTGAGATCGCAGTCCTCAGTGATCTTGGCGGTGAAACTCTTGAGTGTTGTTTCGCCGGCTTTTATCGTGACGTGATATGGCGTGGGAGGGATCAGGTCATCCGAGGAGTGGATCTGCCCCGTTGCCGATCCACTGCCTCGGATGATGGCGGGGCCGACGATGAGTCCGTCGGCCCCGCGGGCCACGCTCACGGGCACGATGGTGGCCTGCACATCGTTCGGACGGCCGGATGGTGTAGCCGCGCCCGCTCGCACGGTTATCATTCTAGGCCGCCGCGGTGATCTTGTCAATCTTGGCGGACAGCGCGGCGATCGCGTTGGCGAGCGCCTTCTGCGAGGCGAGGATTTCCTTGTGGGCGGCCTCGCTCACCGCGCGCTCCCGGTCGATCCGGGTGAGTGCGGGTAGAACAATGTAATCCGTGGCATAGCCGACCTTGTCGAGGGTGGCGGCCTGCTGAGGGGTCATTTTCTTAGTACCTCCGTTATTCTTTCTACGCAAGATATGCGTCCATCGTCCGCTCACCGTGAGCGGATGGCTGTAATAATCGACGTCCCTGACTTCGTCGCCGGTCTGGTCGCCGGGCGCTCCACCGCTGCCCTCGCCGGTCTCGTCGATCCACGCCTCCGCGATTCGGCCCTCGCCGTATGCGGCCGTGTGGCCGGTGCCGCCGCTCTCGGCCTCGCTGAGCAGAATGTCGTCGTCGGCGACGGCGTCGCGGGACCACGGGATCGCCGTGTAGTCGCCGGTGCCCATGAGGAGCGAGCGCATCGTGTGCGTGCTGAAATACGACGGCAGATTGTATCCGTAAAGGGTGTTCAGAATATCGCGGATCATGGCGGAGCAGTCCGTGTACCCCGGGAGATCCCTCTCGGCCATGCCGTAGCCGATGCTGTCATCGGCCGCCCATGCGGCGGCCTCGGAGTAGAGTGCCATTTCACTCCTCGCTCTTGGGCACGTTCACGTCGGCGAGTCCGAGGACCGCCGCGATGACGACCTCGATCGCGGACAGGAGCGATGCGTCGAGCGCGTGCACGACGGCGAGCAGGGCCATGACGGCCATCGCCACACGATAGATGTATCGCCTAGTCGCGGGATTCGAGAATGCGTCGCACATTATTTATATCCCCTTTCAGTTCTGCCATGGCCTGCATTTGCAGGTCATAATACGAGCCGCCGTGATCGGGCTGCGAATGGTATTTCAACTCGGTCACGTCCTGCTCAATGCGCTCCAATCGTACCATAACCCCCGGCTTTTCGGGCACTCCCGGGCGGGCGGGCTCGCCCGCCCAGTCGCGGGCGATATCCGTGATGCCGGAGAGGAGTGAGATGAGTCGTCTGGCGTAGACGACGACGGCGGCGGCGCCTCCGAGTCCCGCGGCTATTTCCGCAACCGTGTATATCATTTGAATATCTCCCTGAAGATATTTCTGGTGGGTGCTGCGTCGAAATACATCACACCCTGTCTGTAGGCCGTCCTCAGCATACTCATAAGCGGGTCCGATCGCAAAGCGAGTGCCTCGCCCTCGCGGTGCTGGACGTCATATGCGAGACGCAGCGGTGATTTGGCGGGCAGTTTCCTCTGGCAGTACCACTGAAAACCGTGCTTCCATATAGAGAAAGACCCTTTTCGAGTCCTGAGGGTGCAGTAGATTTTGGCCTCCGGCCATTTCCTGGCGAGGTATTCATCGTGCGCATCCGCGAAATCATTGGAAATAGAGTAATCCGCATACTCGCCCGCGTACTTGGAGATGAATGAGCCGAACCTGGTCTTGCGAATTCTTTCTGCGAATGCGGCGGAATCCACGAAGTGCGCGACGATGAAACCGTTCCCACGGCGAACTATTTCTTTAGTCGGTTCGATATCGTACTCGATGAAATAAGGGTTGGTAATTGAGATCGCGTTGGAGAGCATGAGGATTCTCGTGCGATCCTGCCAGCGATCCACCGTGGAGTAGAAGTCATAGAGTCTTTTCACCTCATCGGGCAGGTAGTGAATACTCCCCTTTTCAATGATGAATTCGTCGAAGACGATTGTCGTCACCTTCGGGTAGGCCGTGGATTTGTTGGCCTGGGAGGTGCTGAGCGGGATGAAGTATCCGCATGTCGCCCATTTCTCGGCGCCTTTGAGTCGGTGGTGGGCCTCGTGTCCGACGACGCGCCACTCATGGTCGGGGAACTCATGGGCGACGTCGGCGAAGAAATTGGATATGCTCTTCAGTTCGCTCTTGTAGCGGCGCAGGTATATGAACTCCTCGCCGCGCTCCATGTAGTTCTTCATGACGATTCGCTTGGCGCCGTAGGTCTTCCCCACGCCGCGCGCGCCCATGATCATGTTAATGGTGGCGTTATAGGACAGGACCTTGCCGAAGTCATAGAAATCAGACATAGCGCTTGAGTTTCCACGTGCAATTGGTGAACATGGATAATGAGCCCACATCGGGCCCGAGGACGCCGTCGGGGCCGCGCTGGCCGATGCTCTGCCAGCCGCCGTCGCCTCCGGTGCAGTACTCGATGTGGCCGCCTCCGGACCACCATCGGCATACTAGAAGATCTCCCTCGCGGACGAGATCGGGGCGGTCGAATGAACCATCCCCTTCGGCGACGACGGTGCCGGTCGGCGACTCGATAATGGCGGCCGTCCCGTTCCGGTCGATATCGATTCCGAAGAATTTGTTATAGAGGTACCAGCAAAAGCCGGAGCAATCCGTTTCACCCGTGTTCTCAGGATCGAGCCGCTCAAGATAGTGCTGGTAGTACACGTATTTCCCGATCGAGTCCCACGCGCACTTGGTCATCGCCGCGAGTTTCGTGGCGGTATCGCCGGTCGGCGGCTCGGTGGACGGCTTCTTCCCGAGTCCGCCCATATTCTTATTGGCCTGGGCCCTCTGGCCGGACGGGGAGCACGTCCAGTACCCCGTGCTGGTGGGATGTGCGGTGACGGGGCCCTGGCTGGTCTGTATATGCAATGTGCCGTCACCATTCTCGCGCACGTAGTTTATTAATCTATTCTGCTTCGCCAGTGATGCCAGCGTTTTATTCCCCTTGACGCCGCCACCATTATCCTTGTTCCCCGTATTACCGGGCGACGGGGTTATCTGGACGCCGTCCGTGACCCGGTCCCGGATCATTTGATAGGCGATCTCATAGCGCTGTCCGACCGCGTCCCATTCTCCATTCCATTTGATCGCTTGCGCCATGGAATCCAAGGTCGCCGGATGACCGGCGTCGGCGATGATATCGGGCAGGATCGAGCCGTAATTCCCCCATCTGTGCATGACGATGACGAAGAGCATGAATGCGTCCGTTTCGCTCTCGGGATCGAGGCCGAGTTCGCGCACGCGGGGGATGTAGGAGTCGTCGATATCCATGCTCATCTGGGAGTCCTGAATCTGATGGCCCTCAGCGGAGTCCAGCGCTCCGGAAAGTTTGGTGCGGTCATCGGAGTCGAGGTACTGGTATTTGCGCGCGGGAATGGTCCACGAGTTGCGGCCCTCTGTCAGCCATGCGTTGACGGTGCCCCCGAAATCCGTGCCCGCAGAGAATCTTTTAAGCAGATCGTATGCCCTTCCTTGTGTCCACTGACCGATTCCAAGGCTCAGCGTGTCCGGGGCCGTGATGCATCCGTAATCGCCCGAGGCCTCCACCCTGGCGATGGTGGCGATGAGGCACGCCCGGGCCGTCGTGTCAAAACCCATGGGAATAGAATAGCGCCCCGCGGTGCGGGGCGCTATTCGTTATTCCGGCTCAGAAAATGGTGAGCGTCTGAGGGCCCGTCGCCCAAGTCACGGACGCGCCGGAATTGATCGGACCGCCCTTGAGGCGGAACCAGTGGTCCCCATCCTCCCTGACCGTGTACCCGACGGTCCCGGAAACGGTGACCGCGTTGTCCTGCGCGAGCGCGGCGGGCAGTGTGGTCACCTGACCCGACGGCGAAGTCACCTCGACGCGCGCGCCGTAAATACCGTTGACGGCACCGGCGCGCGCCATGAAGGCGCACATGACGACGTCACCATTCATGAAGGAATTGTGCAATTCGCACAGCGCCTTGATGAATCCTGTGGTGCCCGAGGTGGTGCCGAGATCCGCAGAATTAGTAACCGTGCGGCGCACGGAATTGAGACGGTCGACCTTCTTCACGGCGTCCTTGGCGGAGGCGGCCTGTGCGTTTGCATTGCCGATCTGCGAGTCGAGCCCGGAGGCCAGACTCATGGCCGAGTCGGCGTTCTGGCGGGCCTGCTCCGCCTTGGTCTGGGCCTCCTCCGCCTGCCCGCGCGCACTGTTGGCGGTCGCCACGGCGTTCGTGGAATTGGAGTCCGCGCGGTTCGCCTTCTCCTCGACGCGCTTGAACTCTGCGGTGAGGTTATCAGAATTGACCTTGGCGGCGGCCGCGGTGGAAAGGGCGTTGGCCGTGGCGTCCTTGGCCGTCTGGGCGGCCTCATTCGCTGCCTTGGCGCTGGTGAGTGCGCTGGCGGCGTCGCGCGCCGCGGACGATGCCGAATCCTTGGCGCGACCGAGTTCGAGGTCCAGAGTGTTCATGCTGTTATTCCAGTCGCCGGTGACCGAGAAATGATCGTTGGGCTGGTACAGCGGAAAATTGAAATTGGCGGTGTGATTCGTTGCGGGCATAATATCCTCCTAAATGGTGACCCTGTAAGTGTTAACCTCGGAAACGGACTTGGTGGCGAGAACCTCAACCGTCATGGTGGAAATATCGGTCGTGCCCTTGAGGGTCGTCTCGAGCACGTGAAGCGGGATGCGGTCCACGTGGGTGAGCGCCCCGGTGACGGGCGAGTACGCGTACTGCCCGGAGAGGCGCCGGACGATGTCGCGTCCCCGGGTTTCCATTTCGAGCACGGTCATGGGCAGTGCCTCGATCTCGGCGACGGTCCAGCCCATGGCGCCGAAGTCGTCGGCTCTCAGTCCGCGGATCAAGTACGCGTCGTGGATGTTTCGCACCCATGACTGGAAATCATTGATATCTCCGATCGTCCAGTCGAACATATCGAAATGATTTCCGAGAATCTTGTCCCGGACGATCGCCATGACCTCGGACTGGAACGCCGCGAAACGCTCCTGAGCGAGATGATCGGCTTCTTCGAGCCGCTTATTGAGCGAGTCGGCGAGACCGTCATAAGACTTCATGCGCTCATCGGCGGCGGCGAAAAGGTCCGCGATCTCCTTCGCGTAATGATTGGACGCCTCGGATAGGGCCTTATTGATCTCGTCCAAGAGCCCGCCGTTGACCCAGCGCTTAATGGTTTCGAGGATCTCCAAATACGTCGCACCATCCCGAAAAGTGAACGGTGTGACGTCCGTGATGCGCCCGTAATCCCCGACGCCGGGGGTGAGGACCGTAGTCATGGGAACAGCCTACCAGATGTAATCGAAATCGTCATCGGTGAACGGGTCGCCGCTCGACCATATTTGCATGAACAATTCATTCAATTCATTGATCACCATCATATCCACGTTTATGAAAGTCTCGCGCCACGCGGCGATGAGCGCCGCCGTATGTCCCTGATACCCGGTCGCCCGGGAATCCGACGACTGCTCCGTCTCGCCCGTTGAGCGGGACGTCCCCGACGACGTCGTCGAACCCGTGTCCTCGCCGCGCACCGAGGTGCGCCCGCTGCCGTCCTGCCGATTCCTGACGCCCGTCGTGGCGATGTTGTCCTGCGCCGCGGTGGCATAATCACCATTCCCGGCGAGCCGGGTCTGAGGCAGATCCTGCGAGACCGCGCGAGATTTCGAGTCGGTATCGGTGGACGTCGTACCGGTCTGCGACTGCTCCGTCTCGGAAGACGAGTGCGACGACGTATCGCCCGTCTGCGTGGTGGTGCCCGAATCGGAGGATCGCCCGCGTGCGGATGACGTCGAGTGCGTATCCACCGTTGAGAGCGGGTTTATCTTAATGGATTCGGCCTCATACATCTTATTGTAGTACGGCATGATCTCATTCATTTTCACCTTCAGTTGGAAGATGAATTGGTCAGCCGTTTCGAGGCCGATCTCGGAGTACCAGTAATGCTCGACGATCCTCTTATTCAGGGTTGCGCGATGATCCTCATTGAAAATCGGGTAGTCGAGTAGACCGAGCCCGCTCTCGCCGCACTCCTCATAAATATCGCGCAATTCACGCGTGAATGACGCCATTGGGATTCATCCCCTCCAGATCGGTGCTGCCGAGATCCTCGTCCAGCGCCCACTCGACATTGCAATTCAAATCGTACATCTTATTGATCCTCTCGCAGGCGGCCTGCCGCTCGCCCATGGCGGCGCCCCGGAATGCCAGCACCATTCCACTGGCGCCCGCGGCCTCCTCGACGACCATTCTCTCGCGCTTCTCCGAGTTCACATTCATGATTCCCAGGAGTGTCATCGCTTCATTCCATGTGCGGGTTTTGACGTCCAGAATCTCGGTGAGAACACCCTTATCCTGGCCCGTGTTGAAGACAGAAACCTTCTCGCCCAGGGCCGTCGGGCCCATCATCTCCGTGCCGAAGATGACGGGCTCGCCCTCCTGAACCTTGCGGAACGCGTTCACCATGGAAAGGCGTTCATTGACGTCCACCGCGAATACCACGGGATGACGGGTGTTCAGTTGGTTGATGTCAATGGTGCGGTCCAGTTCGGCGAGCCGACGGGCGTAAAGATGGATCACGTCCATCTCCGGGATCCTGAGTTTGTTGGCCCAGATCGGCACGCACTCGCGCCCGCCGAGTTTCTTATTGAGCATCGCGTTCCCGTAAACGGTGAATTTCGTCGGGTTGTCATACATGTTGAGATTGCCCAGGCCCATGGCTCGCAGAACCATGAAGCGGTCGTACTCGGAATCCCAATAGAACACTGCTAAAGCGTCGCGCAGGAGCACGCTTTCCATGAATCGGATATCAATGGTATCGGGCAGCCCGGTCCACTTGAAGCGGGCGAGGCAGAGTTCCATGAGGATCCGTCTGTACATCCTCGATAGTCGCGCCCGTGAATTGGTTGCAGGGTTCGCCTTGCCCCTCAGAAAGGGCGAGTACACCGTCTCGGCAACGGCGTCCGGTCGTTTTCCCATAATTACATTCTCACATTCCCCAGCGGCTTGTTGTCGCCGAAATCGGTGTTTCCAATATAATTCTTGCGACGCCACACGGTGACACCCTTCTCAAGAATACCACGAAGAGCCTGCCGGAAGGCTTCCGGGCACGATGCGCCCGTGATGGTGCACTCCTGCAGCTTCCAATAGGAGAAGTGCGTCATTACGGAAAGATTCTGCGGAGGTTTCGTGAAGACGTTCATGGCGTAACCGTAGCGCAACCAGAACTCCCCCAGGAACCGCATCGCGCCATCCGAGAGACCCTTGACCTTGGCGACGACGGACCATTTGTCCACGACGTAGTTGAAGGCCTCGCCGCCGGACTGGCCGATCGTCGTGGGTTGAATGATGCGCGTGTCCGCCATCTTCGCATTAATACCCGCGATCGCGTTCTGATAATCGCCTTTCGCCGACTGCGCGGCGAGATTGAAATTATTGTCCCGCGTCTCGGTCGCATAACGACGATTCCTGTCATTCATGGCGAATGATTGGTCGTTAGCCATTTGATTCAAAGTCCGCGGCTGGTCATACGTCTGGAAAAGATTATAGCCCGCGCCGACGGCCTGAATCGGATTCATGGACGCAACCGACGCCGCCGTCTGAAAACCCGCGCCGACCGTCGCGTTGAGCGATGTGTAGTCGACTTTCCTGGTATTGTAATCGGCGGTCATTTGCGTCGTATCATTCGCCAGGGCGATTCCCGCATTCGCATTCCTCTGGGCGTTCTCCGCGCCCATCATCGCCTTGTGCTGGGACCAGTCGGCGCTTTGAAAACTGTACTGAATCGAATGCGCCTGGGACGCCAATGCGAGTGCGCCCGCGTTGTTGGTGATGGTCATGGACGGCGGCGCCGTGATCCCCAGCATCATATCCATGTACTCACTGTCATTGTCGTTGTCCAATCCAGCGCCGGACAGATATCCTTCGATCGTGAACATGAATCGAGGATTCGGCGGAGTGATGTGATTCAATCCCTTGAGCGTGAGGGATGATTTCATCATCATCTCGGGTTTTATCAGCACCGGAGTGCCCGTGTACGTGGTCACCTCGATCATCGTGTACGGGCTCATGCACAATTTCGTGAGATATTTATAGCGGTCCGGGAGCCGGCTCCTGACGGCGTCCATGATGTTCTCAATGAGCGTGAACGGCGCGGATTTCGGCAGCACGGAAATCGCGCGCCCGACCGTGGGGCCCTTTCCTTTATTTGCCGAATAAGACGTCTGCCCTTCGGGATTGGAGAGCGCCGACGGCGGAATGAGGGTCACTGAGACGATGCCCTGCGCCACCCACGGAAAATCGCGCAGATAATTCCTCAACGCATAGTATTCGTCTATTTTCATGCAATAGAATTCACAACCATGCGGCAAACCCTCCACGGTGGCTCCCCACGACGTCGTGAAAATAGGGTCGGTGGACACGCCGTAATCCTCGGTCAGGGAGATGGTCGAGGCGATGAGCACCCACGCCCGGTCCCCGCGAGGGTCGGCGAGCACGTGCTCATAGGAGGACCGCACCACCATGTCCGTGCCCGTATCGATCCCCTCTGGCACAGTGTCATACACGCGCAAATGGTCGTACGTGTGCCCCGCGGTCTGCGCGGCGGCGATTCCGATATGCCCCCGCTCGACGTAGGAGCGCCCGTAGTGCACGGCTCGGGAGTAGGTTTGCCACACGTCGAGTTGCAGGGTCAGCATCGTGGTGTTCGGGGCCACGTATTGAATGTCGGTGATGAAATAGAAATAATTCGTCGGGACGTCGCCTTTGATCGGCTGGGCGGGATTCCGGGCGATAAGATAATTGAAAGCCAGAGCCTTCGAGAATGGGATCGGCAATTTCACCGGGCGCCCCATCGCCGCGAAAGTCATCTGGGAGATGACGATACTGCCGACGCTGCCAGAAATGTCCCTGATCGCGGCATCCGTCGTCTCATACCACACGACGTCCCGGTACGACGCGTCCCAGGGAACCGACGCCAGAATGACATGCGTCCCGGGCGTCCAGACGGCGTAATTGAAATCATAGCCGAAATCGGACGCCCGGGGCACATCGTGAATAGCGCTCATGGCACTATATTAAGCGGCGGGCCACTCCTTCGCAACCTTCGACGCGTCCACCTGAATAGTGAACTCGGTTCGGGGGTCGCCGGGTTTCTTGTTGCCATTCACCTGGACGACGACCGCCTTGACCTTAATATTATTAGTCTCGCCGGGGCCGACGATGAGAACGCCCTCATTATCGATCCTGGTGCGCGCGTCGGAATTGCCAGTAATGGAATAATCGATACCGACCTCCATGTCCTCGGAATAACCCGCACCCGTCGGCTCGACAACGATCTCAAGAACATCGCCCGGCATAGCCTTGGCCGTCGCGTACTCGAAAACCTGATCACCCTTCTTCACAGCCGCCGCCTTGAGAGTCAGAGCCGGGACCGCGTAGGCCGAGACCTGAGTGCCCGCGCCCGTGGTGAAAAGAACCGCCGGGGCGAACCGGGAGCAGGAAATGACCTCCCAATGGTGCAGGAAGTAATTCGTGCCGAGGCTCACAGGATTGTACTGCGACGTGTTCTCGAGTCTCTGATCCGCAATCACGAAGAAGTCGTTGGTGGTCAGCACCGCCTGCGCCCCGTCAATGCCGAACATGCCATCGGGGATGAGAACAGTCCTGCCCGGCATGTCCATCTTCTCGGCATTGAAAGCGGCCGCGAGGGCCATCACGTCCACGGCCGCCTGGAACTCCGGCGTCGTGAACAGCACGAGATCCTCGGGATTCGCGAAGGAGTGCAGGTGCGCCGCATTATACGTTGTGGACGGGAACCTCATATTCCCCGCGCACGCGATAATGCGCCGAAGCGCAGCCTTCGAATCCGCTTCGGTGGACGTCTGCTTGACAATATCCGGCACCTGGACCTTGAAGAACCCGCCATTATTATCATACTCACGGAAAAGACTGCACGTCGCCAGGAATTCATCGTACTGATCAGAAGTCTGCGCAGCGTTCATGATATTCGTGAGCAACTGCGAAAGACCGTTCGCCTCGTCCAAGAATGCGCGGCGCAACTGCGCGTCATTCACGGTCACAGGATAGTATTCCTGACGATTCACCGTGTGGAACTGGCTGGCGACGTCGATCCCGTGCGTCCCGAAGATCTCACCCTCAAGATAATCGCGCTGAGGCGAATATGTGCGGGACTTGATGATATCCGTCTGAACCTCCTCGATCGTATCGCCGAAATCAAGCATACCCCTCTTGAAGGTAGCCAAAGGATTCGACCATGAAATATCCCGGACGATGACACTGCCGATCCTATTGATGAGCGCGTCGAGGAACTCGTTCCTCTGCGGGGTGAATTTGTTCAGGGCCGCAATCGTCTCGGAGATCCCCGCCTTGGTCGCTGACGGAATGCGCCGCTGATACTCTCCAGTCCCCGAAACACGGATCGCGTCAAGGATCTGAGCGTTCGTCTTAGGGCGAATAATGCCTTTATTCCGTGCCATTACTTATCCTCCTCATTCTTGTCACTGTCATCGTCATCGGCGTAGAGCTCGTCAATGCCAGGACCGTCAGAATCATCCTCATCCCCGTCGCCATCGACGTCGATCTCGCCGTCGCCGTCGCCGTCGTGCGGAGCGGACCTCTCGATCTGCATCAGCAAATCATAATTGTGAGCCTTGAGGGTTGAGATCGCCTCATTGGCGGCGGTCAGTTCCGCCGTGAGCGACTCGATCTTCGCGTCCGCGGAATCTGCGCGCTCCGAAACACCTGAATAAAGGGTGCTGAGATCGTCGTAGACGGTCTCATCGCCGCCCGCCTGTAGGCGGCCGATAATGCTTTCAAGGTCCATTGGTCCTCCAAATAGTGTAGCCCGGGCCATTAGGGCCCAGGCTACACCGGTTCGCGATATTCCGCAATCGCACGAACGGATTATGCAGATCAAATAAATGGTGTATCAATCAAGATATGCAGTTCACCATTCATTCATTCGTGCGACCGTCGGTATCACGCCTTCTTCACCCAGTCGGCGAGCGCCTCCCGCACAACCTCGGTGATGGTCATGTGCTTCTCCCACCGCTTGTCCTCAACGCCCTTGAAGAGTTCGGGTGAGATGTTCGCGCCGACGCTCTTGTAATCAATCTTGCCCATCTCATTCTCCTATCTGAGATTGAATGTGGTCTCCTGCAGCACAACGCCGCCGGGGACCCTTGCGGGTACGAGTTTACCGTGGAAGACCCTGGGCTGCAACAGATCCTCGGGCTCGACCGCGGCCGCCAGCGTCCGCGGAAGCCCCGCGATATGCGTGGAAACACCTCCGTCCACCATTCTCTCCGAGTACTGCTTCGCCCGCACGTAGACACCCTCAGTGAAATCGCCCTCATGCTTCCACGCGCCCAGCCGCGTGGGATGCACGTCGATCCCCTCCGGCGGCTCAGTGCCCCGCAGGTGAATCGAGTCCGTGTCCGCATAGAGGAATCTGCCATAGTTCTTCTGAGCGGCGCGAATCGTCGTGTCACGCGCCCATGCCGTGATGAATACGCCCATCGGAGTATACACAGGATCTCGCATCTCAGTACTGCCGATGCAAAGTTTCACACGATCATCGGAGAAAACGGGATATCGCTGAGTGACGTCCGTGTTGGTAGCGAATTTGCCGTACAAAGAATTGAGATGCAGTTTCGCGATCGTGCGCATACCGCCTGTGTGCGACGCTTTCACATCCATCCATTTATCAATGTACTCGTCGAAGAATCCTGTACTGGAATCGAAAACGAAAGAATCACCCCAATCCAAGATCTTCATGTCATAATGCTCTCGCCACAATTCGAGATCCACACTCGTGATCGTGAGCGTCTCGGGCTCGGGCACACTCCTCAAGTACTCCGTGTCCGACTGGCGGAAGGAGCGCTTGATCTGAATGCACGGGATATGGTTCGGCTTCAATTCCGCCGTGAAAGTGATATTGCAGATGAACAAATCATCCGTACACGGGTCGCCCGAAACGCGCCGCGGCTCGCCGTACGGCAGCCGCTTATAGCGCATGACCGAGGGATAGAGCGAATTAACGTCATACACCCTGCCGCCGCGGATCACCTTGCGCACCGTCCGCGTGTCCGCGTACGTGAAGCCTCCGCGATACGCACGGCGGATCTCATCGTCGAGATCCGACGTATAGACGGGGAAAACCGTCTGCCAATTCTTGTTGATCTCCTTGTACTCCGCCAGCGAATCGGCGCCGACCGTGAGCTTCGTCATCCCCGCGTCAAGCACCTGACGCAGCGCGCCGGCCACGACTTCGCAGTCGCGGACCACGTAATCGATCTCAGCATCGGTCGGAACATACCCGACAGGTCTGTGTGCCGTGTAGTTGATCTCACCCTTCGTCACCGCGAGCCCGAAGGCCGGGCCGATCGCAGCGACCGGCAGAGGAATCTTCTTGAGCGAATCCTTGAGCACAATACGGTGACCGTCGCATTGAATGTCAATGCGATAGAATTTCGACTCGCGAGAAATGACGGTTGAGAACATTCCGTCAACCAATTTCTCCTTCGAATAGGTGAAATTGTTGCGGAACAGCCAATCGAGGACAAAGGAACCGTCGAAGGCGAGATTATGGAAGTAGATCTCAAGGTCCCTTTGCAGGACCTCAGTCATAAAATCGTCTATATCCGTCCCCAAATTCGAATCCGACTCATCCCGAATATTCACATAGTGCCACAGCCATACCCGACAATCCGCCGAATCCGTCGTCGTCTCGAAATCAGCGACCAATATAGGACGGGATATTGAGCCCCGACGCCGCGTCCGCCGTCTCGACGACGTGCTCGTACTGCGTGGCGAAGACATCATCATCCTCCAGCATCTGCTTCATTGACGCGCCATATTGGGCTCTGATGTACATATCCTTGAGGCTATTCATGAAACCCCGGTCAACCGCGGCCAGGAACCACAATTGATCGTTATTGAGTTTATCAACGGACTGGCGAACAGTACCGTCGTCGCCAACCCTTTCAAGCATCGCATGAATATTCTCCCGTAGACCCTGCACTCGCGCCCGCTGATAAGAGACCGTCAGTTTCTTCTCCTTGTCCTTGATAATAATATCAATGGCTTCCTGAGAAGTGTACTGATAGGAGACCGGCATCCGAGCCTCGGGAAGAACCTCGAAAGCCTCACCCCGCATGAAGGTGCGCTTCGGGTGAAAGGCCGCCATATACTCCCCGGCCTTGAAATCTCCCGTCCAAGGCATGGGAACGTCTTTCACGGCCTCGAAATATCTTTGCTTCTGCTCATTGCCGCGGCGCACCATCGCCCGCGACCGCGCCAGAGACCTGCGCGAAATCGGATTCCCCTCCGAATCCGCATAATAACCCACGGATTTAGAGTTATTGAATTCACGAAGACGCTCCAAAGCCCGCTCCGCCTGCCGCGTCGTCATCCGACCCGACGCCATAGAAGGTCGCGGGTCGAATTTAGTACCCGAAATATCCACATGCTGACGCGGGTCCCCATCATCCGGCAGCGGATTGAACTTGCCCGTCGCAATCCTGTGGATCTTGCGCGCCGCACGCCGCGTCTCATAGTCCACCTGAGCCCGAAGGGTCGCGAGATTCTCATTCACCATGACAGATGACGGGGCGGCCCGGCTTAGGCCGGCCGCCCCGTCACACCTCCCTCAGATCACTCGGCATCCACAATCACGGACAGGAACTGACGGCCGGACCTCGCGCCCTTGCGCTGGAACGTGAACTCGAACCCCTCGAAAGTCTTGGCCATCTTGTGAACCCGGACCAGAACCGCGATCGCGGCCTGGGCCGACGTCGAATAGGCGACCCCATCCGGAGTGATAATGACAACCCTGTCGCGCATGACGACCTCGCCGTCATCGGTCACCTGTTCGACGGTCTCCTCGAAGACCTGAGCGATCTTGATCGTGAGAGGTCCATTCGCCGTCTCGGACCAGATGCTCTTCGCCTCCGCCGACGCCGTCACCGTCGCCGCGATCTGCGCGGGGGTGAGGGTCTTGCCATCCGTGTCATTGATAATCATGTCGGTGCTCATTGTTCTGTCCTTTCTATTTCAAATGAGCGTCAGTTGTTCGTGCTCCCGCGGGAGCATCATCTCAACCGCCACGACGAAGTGGGGATCGAGAAGTCTGTGCGCGGCATTCAGCGCCTCAAGAAAAGCGCGCCGCAGATCCGAATGATTGAGAAGTGTGCTGTGGACCACCTCGCCGCCATCGCCCTCGATTGTGACCGCGGAATGATCTCCGTCGCAATCGGCCGCGATGAACAGATCGCCGATCACAGCCGTCCGCGCCCGCGGCTCACCGCCATCCGTGAAATTGCCATCCTCGCAGTAGACCGACCGATTGGTCGGATTGAGCATCGTGTCATACGTAACATAGTTGAACCACATGGCATGCCCTTTCGGAGCGGTCGGGGCGCCGCCGAAGCGGCGCTCCGACCACCAATCAGACGAGATCCCCGACCTCGGCGCCCTTGGGCGCCCTGCGAATGGTGCGATCGCCGTACACGTCCCGACTAGTGATGTAGTACCAGTCCGACGTGAACGAGAAGTCCCGGCCGTCACGATTCTTGCCTACGAGTCCGAACACCGGCTCACCGTGCGACTCGCGATCGAACCACAGTTCGCCCACGCACCCATCCCACGGGAGGACAACCTTGATGTTGCCTTCGGCGATCACATCGGCCTTGGTGATGATATCCATCGTCTCTTTCCCTCCTCGGGCCCTTGCCCGTTCCCGATGTATTAATAATGGCAGACCCGGCGAACTGTGTCAACCGCTAAGCCTGTGAGGTGGGACACAATCGCGGATCGGCCGGCACAACCACCACAGACCCCACGCCATCTGAATCCACACATCATCCACAGGCCCCAGAGGCAGCAAATGTTGACACTCATGCCACACGGCCTGAATAAAACGCCCTCGCTCGAAAAGCGACGCCCGAGCCCAATCCTCATCCGAGGAAAGAGCCCGGGCGATGCGGCGATCAATCGGTTTCACGTGAAACATAGTTCAGCGAATTGATCGCACGCAGAGCGGCCATGCCGAGATGATCCGAGAGCGTCCAAACCTTCACACGGCCATCATTGCCCTTGAAAGTGAGTTTGCCGTCGCGATTGAGATACACATCACGAACAGAATCCTCACGACGCAAAGCCACTTCATCCTTGCACAGATCCGTGATCTCAACGTCCGCGGCACCCTTGCGAATCATCTCGACCAACTGAGTCAGCGTGTAGCCCTTCATGACCGGACTCCTTCGTACTCGCAGCCCTCAAAAAGGGCCAACTGTTCGTGACTGAGACGTGTGCCCTGAACAATGTGATAAACATTCATGGGTTTAAGCGCATCTTCATATTCCACCGTGACACTGCGCCAATCGAAAATGATGTTAACGCGGTCCCTGCGAAAGTAAACATCGGCCAGACCGCTCTCACGAACACGAATCACAAGATCCTGAATGTCACGAACCCTATCTGCACATGCATCAAACAAAACCGCATCACGAGAGGGCTCCCACTCATTGAAACGCCCCTGTGCGAAAACCGTGCACCTGTGACCCCAGAGAACCTTGGTGTACTTGACACCAACATTCCAAAAACCCTTGACGCAAGTCTCGGTGAAAGTCACACGAAGACTGCGTTCACGATCGCCGAACTCCCAATAGAAACACTCGCGCTCAATGCGGCGAACAGGAAACCCCGCCGCATAGAAAAGAATCGTCAGATAATCCGCCAACGACTTCGGAATCGAATCCGCATCCATGATCTCACTCCTCTCGCCGGGACCCTCACCCGGCTTCCCGATGACACAAGTGTGACACGAGGCGGCGATGGACG